ATCGTAGAGGACGTGGATAGCGTAGATGACAACTACTCTTACAAATCTAAACTGATGCGTAAGGTAGATAGTAAAACTCAGTGGTTGCCAGAGGCTGTCAAGAAAACCGGTAAGTTTTTCTACATGGCTCACGACACACCGCTGTACAAGCTGATGTACCAGGGTACTCACTTGAGTGATTTTATTGCCAGGTACACTTTGTACGAGCATATGATTAGCCGGAAGAAGAACCCACTGACAGAGAAGGAAGCTATTCAGTTGTCGGTGGAAGCCTTCGTAAACTACGACATACCGACACACCGGTTTATTCAGTACATGAACGACATGGGTATGATTTGGTTTACCAAGTATTATATGAGAATCCAGAAGGTCATCATGTTCCTGATGCGGGATAACCCAGGCCGGACATTGGCAGTAGGTTTGTTTGCTAACTTCTTTGCAGGCTTCACAACCCTGATAGAGTCTGGCTTCTGGAATAAATTGGACACCAACCCACTCGGGGCCGGTGCCTTTGAGTATTTGGGTGCCGTTGATGAGGGAATCACCACACATATGGCACAGAGTCTTATTAACTAAACACAAGAAAGCCTTGAATTATCAGGGCTTTCTTCTATCAAGTGTTAAAAAGCCCTGGTAATGTTGCCAGGGCTTTTTTAGTTACTACTTATTCTTACGTTGATCTCTATCCTGCTGCGATTCCCACAACAGATACCAGGCACCTACGAAGATGCCTACGATCAGTAAGGTAAGTGATCCTACCGTAGTAACGACAAATATAATGGCGGTACTAAAGAAGACCAGCACGGTGAAAACACCGGCCAGTAACGCTGTGAATACAGCCTTGATAAAAGCCATGGGTTTACTCCTTATGCGAAGAGGCTTTTACTGGGCGGCTTTTCCTGCACAACTTCGTCATTGGTCTCTTCAGCCTGAACGTCCGGTTCAAACGGAGGCGTTGTATCCTCCATTTTAACATTATCAGGTGCAGCTTCTTCAGGGCCAGATTCCTGTGTAACCGTAGGCTTGATGGGCTTTGCTTTGGCTGTGGGTTTGGGGTTGTCGGTTACAGGTGCCCGATTGTTTGGTCCTTCCGGGGTATTAGCAGCTTCAGGTTCCGGTGTAGTTTCGTTTACTGCACCGGAACCGAGGATAACTTCTGCGTCAATGCTGGTGCCGCCTTTACGGGTAACGGTGAACTTCACTTCTTGTACCGGGCTGGTGATACCGTTTTTGGCAACGTAGTCGCGGATTGCTTCTTCGATGCTAGGCTGATCCATTGTGATATTGATTTTCATTAGGTGTTCCTTTGAAGGGTTGTGCGGCTTACGCCGCTTTTATGAACGAAACAGTTTGTTGAAACTGTGGGGTGTTGATACCAGCTTCTATGGCACCGATGGCGTCGGCCATATGTTCGGCCTTGCCGGCAATAACGGTGCGTTGGCCTTTCTTGGTTTGCATAGGCCAGAAGTCACCAGGGTGTTGTGTCATGGCTCGATCAATGATCTGAGCTTTACTGGCAGTCTTCTTGCCGACCGTGGCCAGCTTGACCTCAGTCGGGGTCACCTCGAAGAACGGGGTACCGTTGGCGCGTAATGCACCCAGTACACCCACACAGATGCCGTAAGAGGCCATGGCCCTGGCAGACTGGCTACCGACCGGGACTTCTACAAAGATCGCCTCAGCGTCCTGTACGGCCAGCTTAATGCCTTGAGCCAGTTGATGAGCACGCTCCAGATCCTTACTGTTCTGACGTACCTGCTTGCCCGTCGGGAAGACAGGAGTCACCAGATCCAGACCTTTGATATGCAGTGCGCCTGTGTCGGTGTCATAAAGACCGCCGGCCAAGCCCCAATTAGACAGGGATGGGTCCATGCCCAGCACCCGGATCAGACTCATGAAACCTTGGCTCCCGGTCTGGCCTTGGGCATCACGGTACCGGCTGGAATTTCCAGATAGCCTTCCTCAAAGACAGCCTTGGGCGACCAGGAGTGGTACTCATCAGCCGTGTCCTTACCATAAATAACATGATAACCATTGGCTAGAGGGTCCATGTTTCCCGCTTTTGAGATTGATCGTAGCGTCAGGAAGTGCGCGAAAGTCATTGGCTCAGCGTGTACTTGCTTGATGCACTGATAAAATTTAAGACGGTTGCTCATGAGAAATCTTCCAGCCAGCTTTGCGTGTATAAGCGCCAGCCTTCCAACTCAAAGAGTTTGTCCTGGGCTTGATTGGCCGCACTTTGTTGGGCGAACTTCATTCCCAGCTCGGCATCGAAGTTATCCAGGGAGACACACGCTGTACGGCCTGTAACCAGATAAAAAGCGTCATCCAGAAAAGCATGACAGAAGGTAGAGGTTGTACCTTTTGGTTGTTCAAACCGGTAGGTCACACGCTCAGATACCAGTTGACTGATATAGTCCAGCGTGATTCTAGGAGCGTCCAGTTTCTTTTCCTGAATCTCCGCTTCCATTTCCACATCGTTGTGTTGCATATTAACTCCAGTTATCGGGGAAAAGGTCAGGGACCGCTGGTATGGCCCCTGGTTAAACCTGTCTTAGACAAACAAGGACTTGACAGCTTTGCCTCCACCGGCCGCTGCTGGTGCCGTTTTGCCTGGAGTGCCTGACGCACCATTGGCATCGTTTGTGGCAGTCGCCTTGTTGCGCGTCTTGCCGGATTTTCTGATCCCACGTAGCGTAGAACGCTGGCGCGTCAGCACCGGCCATGATTTCAGCGGTGGTCATCTGATCGCGCTCACGGAAGAACTTGTCGATCTCGTTGATTTCACGAGTCTCACCAGTGTTGGCGTAAACGCCGCTGTCGTTCTTGGCTTGCTTGTCTACAATTTGCTTTTGCAGACCTACAATGCCGCGAGTGCCCAGCAATTCCATGGCCACCTCGACCTTAGTCATGACATCGGCTTTGGCGTCAAAGTTATAGACACCAATGGTTTTCTCTTCAGTATCCAGTGCAAGAACATCTTTACCACAAGCCAGGCGTGTCAGGCTGTTGGCGTGGTTGAAGCCAGGTAGGCCGTGCTTCTCGCCTTTGGCGTTCTCGTAATAGTTCTTGTTGCCTTTGGCATCGCCTGACGCAATGCACAGACCTTCTTTGTACTCACCACCGTCATCGAACTTGAAGGTGAGGTTCATGAACAAGGCGCCACTGGTTTTCTTCTCAAACCAAGCCATGGTGACTTCGTAAGGGTAAAGACCACTTTCGCGTGGGCCAGTTGAGCCGGCAAAGTCTGTGCCTTCGGTAGTTTCTTGATCTGTGTTTACTGTGTTAAGTAGTGACATTAGGTAATTCCTTCAGATTTGATTGAGTGTTGTTAGAACGCTACGCCTGGGATTAGGCGTAGTATTCGTTGAGTCGGTTGAAAACCAACTGCATGTTGTTGTCGGTGTAGGTTTCTTGGTTGTCGAACATACCCATGGGGCCTCGAAGCCGTTCGTTGACGGTCTCTTTGGTCAGTTTGGTTTGGAAGACGTATTTGAAACCCAACATCTCTTCTTCGTCGGTAATGGTTAGTAGCTTGGATTGGTACTTGGATACATCCTTGAGCTTCACTTTTTTGGCGGCAACGACGCAGGAGAAGAACGATTCGATACCGTTGTTCTTCAGTGAACCTTTCACCGGTACTTTGGTTTCCATGACCATCTCACCCTCGTTGTAGCTATCTAGCGTGTGGGCAATGAAGACCACGTTTTTGGTGGACTTGGCGACGTACTGCTGCATCAGTTCTCGAAAGAACTCCGCAAAGTCGCCCCAGGCTTTCATGCCGTTGGTAGAGTTACGGACGTAAAGGGATTCATACATATCCATCATGTACGTCAGGCTGTCCACCACAATGGTGTGGATGTTGTCCATACCCTCGGCTGCACCGAAGGCTTCGTGAACCTGGTGCGGATCGGTGATGGTGTACTCACTGAACTTGGACCGGAAGGGCAGGCGCTTGCCTGATTCACAGTTCAAATACATGACACCTTCTGGTTTATCCAGTGCCATCAGAGAGGCGGATTTACCGGCAGCCGATTTACCCACCAGCAATACCAGGTGATCGTTAACAGCTTCTTGTTTCATAAAAGTTTCCTGTGTTTTCTTTATGGATCACAAAAGGGGCCGGAGGCCCCCTGAGTAAAATTGGTTATGCAGCCCGCTTAGCAAGGGCCTTTGAGATGGTCACCATGATGGTGCCTAGTAGTTCGGCTTCGGTGAGCTTGTCCGCGAGTTTGTTGTTCAGGTTGGCAACACGCTTGTGGATCTCATCGTAGTCAAACTGGACATCCAACAAGATGAAGGCGTACCGGATGAGCTGGTTGTTGCGGTTACCGTCACCGGTGTTATTCACCACCCAACGCTCCAGGTTGTCTAGGGACTGCTGAGAGTCCACCACACGCTTGCGTTCCTCGTTCTTACTGGTCTTCGGTATGAACGCCAGGGCATCCAACAACTGCCCGTCGTTGTACGCGTAGGTGCCGTCATTGGACATCCACTTGCGGGCACGCTGACTGGTAGCGGTATCGACTTCAAAAGGGAGCCATTCGTAAATGTTGTGCATGAATTCTTTGAAGTCATCGGCATCCAGCTTCAACTCATAATTGATCGGCAGGATGATACGAAACCGGTTTTTATCGGCGGTGTGACGTTTGGTGGTGTAGATCAGCGAGGTGTAATCTTTCAACAGGCTTTGTGCAGTGGCCATTGGCACACCACCATCCACATCAATCACGACAAGGTTGAACCCGGCAATGGCGTTGTCTTCTTGGCGATGTCCACCTTTGAGGTGGTGATTGACCCAGTGCATACCGTCTGCCTGGGTGAGTTGGTGCAGCTTAGTAAACGGCGCTACCTCGTTGGTATACCCTACGGCAATGTCTTGGCTGTAGCTGACGCACATTTCATTGAGGTCGGTTTTCTTCAAAGTTTCGCCCCGTAAGAACTCAATACCACCGGTGTACGTTTTCTTGATGATGATGTTGTTCTTGTATCCGTGACTGATTGCCAGGTTCAGCATGTCAGTTCGGGCACTGTTGGTTTTGGGGTAGAACGGTAGATCGCTTACCAGGTCAGCGTGAGTGATGTCTTCTTGCAACTCAGCAATGTACTTCGCCAGTTTGACGTATGGCTTGTCTCGGGTAAGTAGGTTGTCGAAAGCGATACCCGATTCCTCGACCAGCTTAATAGCCTGCTCAAGGTTTTCTTCGGTGATCTCTGGCGAGTCATCCACGAACGCATAGGCGCCAGCCAGCTTGGTGGCTTTGAAATACCGGTGAGCCATTTCGGCTTTACGCATTTCATCGTGTTCACGAAAGTGCGTTGCACGTTGCTCACAATTTAACCGGTACTGGATAAACAGCTTGGCAACACGCTCACTCATTACCAATTTTTGTTGATGTTGATCATATCGGCCAATGCTTCAAAGTGATCCGATATGTTTTCCAGGTAGGCATCCGTGTCGGTGTTGGTCAGCAGATCGTAAACCTCGTCTACGGTCATACTGGTGTTTCGTTCATGACCTTTAGCGTAGCCAAATAGGCAACGCCGGCCTAGACCCGTATCGACCCAGGAATAGAACTCTTCCTCTACTTTGCCGCCGTCAAAGAGTTTGCTGGGCGTACCAAACAACATCATATTGGTGGGTGTGTTGCCTTGCAGATCCTCAGCTCGAACGTTTTCCTTGGTGTTTTTAGTCATCTTCTGCTTAATCTTACCTACGTCGTAAAGCTCCAGGTAAGCGTTCAAGGCCTCACCAGAGCTGCTGAGGTTTGATCCAATCTCATCAATCTGAAGGTTCAGAGCGCCGGCGTCTGCCATTTGCAGCTTGTATCGGGCCTGTTTAAGGGCGGCTTCAGTACCGTTATCAAAGAGAATAGCAACGCACCTTGGGCCTTAAACTCTGCTTTGGTCCGCTCAAGTTCTTCATCTGGATCGGTACCTTCCGAACTGGCTCGACGTATTGCGATTTTAGGC